AGGGGGGGTGCCCAACCAGAAACGTATTGTGCAATTTGCAAGTTAGTTGGGTGGGCGGGTGATGAAGAGGGCAATTGTTATTGCGGAGGGAGACTTGGAACCGGCTCAGCCGGAGGGGTCTTCTGACGCGTCTCATCCCTCTTCTTAACCCGGCTACCCTAGATGAACGCTCATGGGGCAACTGGTCTCTATTCGCTTCTTCTTTCGAGATGTCCACGGTACCACACAAAAACAACAACCAAACCCCCCGGCCAGCTTCGTCTGGCCAAAGTGTTGAGTGCAGCATTGATGCCACCGTACCACCAAAGCAAGAAGAGTTACCGCACCAGAATTCACCGCGAAGCCCGTTGCAGCGGAGAATGTTTTCGCCAAAATTCTCCGATAGCGATTGGCCTCCTCTTGGCAGCGCCTGCCGAGATACAAGCGAACGGAAGCAGCCAGAAAGCAAACGTCAGGAGCAGTGGACCGACGAGTCGGATCTTGAGCCTGTTAAGGCCAAAGGCGAGTCTTCCATAGCCTTCGACATGCGCATGATGAAGTGGGAACAGCGACAGAGGCATGCTCTCATACCGCCAGCCTTGCCGAGGTTGGTGGTAGACACCTTGCCACCCAAAAACCGCCTTGACCCACCGACGCCGCCTCAGGGTGGATTCGACCACGCATCTAAGTCCACAAACCGCAAGTGCTGGGTTGATCGAGTTGGTCCTGACGGGGTCAGGAGCCAAGTAAAGGCTTTTCCCACTGCCCACGAGCTTAAGCAGATGTGGGAAACTGGCACTGTCCAGGATCCCACTCTTTTCAGCCGCAAGCCAGCCACAATCTCGTCGCCGGAAAGAGCGCGGTCACCTGGCGAAGCGCGCCAGGCCATGCTCGCACACAACTCCGATGCAGCGCGCAGAGTGAAGCGCCCGTCCCCCCGCCAGGGTTCGCGGAGGCAGGGTACGCGCCAGGCCCGAGCTTCCAGATACGAGGCTGCGTCAGTTGCTGACGCCCGCGCTCGTGAGCTGGGTGCCCGAGATGCTGTGCGTGACGCATTGGACGGAGACGTCGTGGCCCCCCCTCCGCCCAGGGTTGCTGCGTCCGCTATCCTCGACAGCGCCGATGCAGGATGGTTGGATGAGCCTGAACGTGTTGCACGTCGTGCTCGAACCCATGTGTCTGTCGTCCCAATCGGTGGCAGCCAGTGGGCCGTCGGGTTGGTCGCTTTTAGAGTTTTCTTTTTGTTTTCACTCTTCCAGTACCACCCCTACGCCGCTGCGGTCGCTTGTGTGTGCTTGTACTGGGTGTCTGATTGTTTCATGATGGCATCTAGGAAAATGGCAGCGTACATAGCATCAGGGCAAGGCTCCTTTTCGTCCTCA